CGGGCCCGTTTTTACCCGATCAGGCAAACAAAAAACGGGCCGCGCCGGGCTCGAGCCTGACGCGCCGGCGGATGCCGGCATCCGGCGCCGGCCGCCGGCATCCGTTACCGTGGGCGCCGTGGGTAGGATCATCGGCGGCTCGGCATTCGGGCGCGACGACGCGCTGATCGATACGACGGGCGCCGTGCTGCTCGCCGATTCGACCGTCGCGATCGTCGGCGCGTTTCGCCCGGACGGCATCGAAACGACGATCGCCCTCGAGCTGAGCGGCCGGATCAATCACACCCGCGAGCACAGCGACACGCTGTATCTGCTGAATGTCGACGGGGCGGCCGCGCTGATCTCCGAGCTGCTGGGGCTCGCCGGCCGCGCCGATCCGAGATTTCTCGACGTGCTGCTCGAGCGGATCGGCAGGCTGCCGCGCTGATACCGTGGGCGCCGTGCTGCGCGTGAATCTGACCGACGACGACGCCGTGCTCGCCTGCCTGCCGACGGCATGGGGCGACGACGACGTCGTCGCCGGGTCGACGGTCGTGCCGTGTGCCGAGTGCGGCCGCGACGTGTGGCGGGCGCCGGGCGCCCCGCTCGACGATCACGGCCGGCCGGCGATCGGCGTCGACGTCGACCGGCTCGTCGTGCTGTGCCTGCCCTGCGCACGCATGCACCTGCAGCTCGCCGGCGGGCAGCAATGACCGGCGACGAGCCGACCGCGGCGATCGTCATGTGTACCCTGTGCGGGGCGGTCGGCACCGCCGAGACTGACGTCGACCTGCCGGCCGGCCATGTCTCGGCGCTGGCATGGGCCGCGCATTTCGTGACGCGGCACCCCGACGCACCCCTGCCGCTCGGGCAGCACGTCGTCATGCTGCCCGACCCGACCGACCGCGACGCATTCGGCCGGCGGCCGCAATGACAGATGCCGGCGACGAGCAGCGCGCGGAATGGGCCGCGTTCGAGCATGCCGCGCTGCTGCGCGGAATCTGCCCGCACTCGGGCGGCCGGCTGATCCGGCGCCGGTTCGACGACGGGCCGCCCGATCCGGCCGGCGCCGTGCTGTCATGCGATATGTGCGACTGTTTCGGCTACCCGGCCGTCGATTGATCGTTTCGGCCGGCTGACTCTCGAGTTATCCACAATTCGCCCGGGCGCCGGCCGGCGTGTTGCACAATGTGCGCATGTATGACGAGCAGCCGACGCTGCCCGGGCTCGAGTCGCCGGATGCCGGCGCCGGCGCGTCGGGCACGCTCGTCGACGCCGCGCGGGCGTCGATCGCTGCTCGCCGCGCGGCCGGCGCCGTGCAGCCGTGGCACGAAATGATCTGTGCGACCGTGATCGATCTCGCATCGGAAGTGCCGCGCGCAAAGGGGATCGCGAAAGCGCAGCTATACGCGCAGATGCTCGCCGCCGAGGCAAAGCTGCCGGAACCTGTGATAGAAGAGGCGCCCGAAATTGTCGAATTCGAGCTGGCACGCATCGGGCAGTATCTCGCACAGCTCGAGCGGGCAGCCGATCCTGCCGCAATACCGGACGAAACGCAGCCCGCACAGGTACAGTGACGGCCGACTCTATGGGGCGGCGATCGCGGCAAAGCTCGGCCGCATCCCGACCCGCTGGCAGCAATACATGCTCGACGTCGCCCTCGAGCGGGTCGACGGGCCCGGCTCGCCATTCGCCTACGCGAATATCGACGCGATCGTCGGCCGGCGCTGCGGCAAAAGTGTGACGACAATGGGCGTGCCGCTGGCCCGGTCGCTCGCCGGGCCCGTGACGCTCGACACGGGCCGCATCATGCCATTCGTCGGCGCGCACACCGCGCAGAATCTCGTCAAAGCGCGGCAGCGGTTCATGAAAGATCTCGTCGAACCGTACCGGGAAAGCATGTCCCCGGCCGTGTGGCGGGCCGGGGTGAAGCTGCGCGAATCGATCGGCGATACCGGGCTGCTGATCGACCCGCGCACGGCCGGCAAAGACTGGCGCTGGCCGCGCGCGTCGTCGATCAGCGTTTTCGCGCCGACCCGCTCGAGCGTGCGGGGTGACGGGATCATGCACCTGACATTCGACGAATTTCTTGTGTTCACGCGCACGGTCGGTCAGGATCTCATGGCGGCCGCCGGCCCGACGCTCGGCGACGCGCGCGGGCACGGGCAGATATGGCGCGTGTCGAACGTGTCGATCCTGAACAACGAACAGACGGCGCTATGGGAAATGATGGAACGCGGCCGCGCGACCGTCGACGCCGGCGCGACGACCGGCACAGCCTATTTCGAGTTCACGGTGCCCGACACGTTCGATCTCGACGACGAATCGTCATGGTGGGATTACTACCCGGCCCTCGCCGACGGCATTATCCGCATCGAAGAATTACGCGCCGACCGTGACCGGCTCGGCGACGAATCATTCGCCGCCGAGTATTTCGGGAAGTGGCCCGGCAGCGGGCAAACGATGCCGCTATGGTCGACGATCGCCCGGGCGAGCTGGGATGCCGCGGCCGTCGACGTCGACGACGTCGAGCTGCCGGCCGAGTCGCCGGCGGCGATCGGCGTCGATATCGACCCTTACGATCGCGTGTCGACGATCACCGCGACAACCGGCGACCCGGGCCGTGACGGGCTGCTGCAGGAAACGATCGACGACCGGCCCGGCTCGGCGTGGGTCGCGCAGCGGGTGCGGGATCTCGCCGCCGGCGTCGTCGCGATCGGCATAGACGATTACGGGCCCGGGCACGATCTGATCCTGCAGCTCGAGGCCGATCCCGACGTCGCCGGCAAGCTCGTGCGCATCGGCGCGCAGGATCTCGCCGCCGCGTGTTTCGCGTGGGATGCCCGGTTACGCGCCGGCGGGCTGCGGGTGCGGGCGTCCGATCATCACGCGACCCTGACACGCAGCGTCGCCGGCGTGCAACGCACGACCGGCAAAAGTTGGCAGTGGGAACGACGCGGGCCTATTCCCGCAACCGGGGTGATGAGCGCTACCCTGTCGGCATGGGCGCTGGGACGCGCGCCGGAACCTAGCCATTTCTATGTGTTCTGAGATGAGGCGTCCCCGTGGCGAGTCGCGATGTAGCACTGTCCTATGCCCGTAACCGGCTGCGCGGGTCGGCCGCCCTGCAGCAGCTCGCCCGGCCGGCGCTGCCGGGCCGGCTCACCCGGCAGGCGTTGCTGACGCTGACGACGACCGACCCGCCGCTGATTCCGACCGTGCAGCCGGCGACGGAATCCGACGCGCTCGGCTACCCGCCATTCGGGCGGGCGGTCGCGCTGCTGGCGAATGCGGCCGCGTCGACGGAATGGTATGCGCGCCGGTTCGACCGGGATCTCGGGATCGCGATTCCGCTGCCCGATCAGCCGTCGATCGTGACCGACCCTGACCCGTTGTCGACGCTGTGGGGGTATCGCTGGGCGGCCGCCGAGGACGGGATACTCTACGGCAACCATGTTGCCCTAAAGGGGGATCTGGACTGGCGCACGGGCCGGCCCGGCTGGCTCGTGCCGCTGCCCGTCGATCAGGTGTGGCTGCAGGTCGACCCCGACGGGACGTATGCATGGGTGATCGGCGGGATCACTCTCAGCCCCGATGAAGTGTTTCACGTGTCATTCGGCGCCCGATCGGGGCAGCTACTCGGGCGTGGGGTGCTGCAGCAGTACGCCGATTCGCTCGCCGGCGATCTCGCCGCCGAATCGTACAGCCGCGACACGTTCGCCGCCGGCGCGCTGCCGCCGGCCGTGATCGCCGCCGGCGGCGTCGTGAAACAGGAACAGGCCGACGAGCTGAAACAGAAATGGCGGGATATCGTGCTCACCCGCGAGCCGGTCGTGCTGCCGTCGGGTACGACGCTGCTGCCGATCGTGGGCAACGCGGAACAGGCGCAGCTCGTCGACGCGCGCAAATGGAACGCGCACATGACGGCGAACGCCGTGGGCGTGCCGCCGTGGAAATTGGGTCTCGACGGCCCGACGATGACATATCAGAACGTCGAAACGGGCGATATCGATTTCGTGCGCGACAGTGCCGACCGCTGGATGCGGCCGCTCACTGAGGCGATGACGAAATGGCTTATGCCGGGCGGCACGTCGGTCGTCTGGGATTACGACTCGAGGATGCGGGCCGACGCGAAATCGACGATGGAGATCCTGACCGGGTACGCCGGCGCGGGCGTGTTCACGGTCGACGAGATCCGGGCAAAGCTCGGGTATCCGCCGCTGCCGACGCCGGCGCAGACCGCACGCCGGCCCGAGACAACCGATCAGACCGCCGACGACGTCGTCGCCGCGGCACAGCAGATCATCACACAGACCAACCTGCAGGCGATTGGAGCGACCGCGAATGTCTGAGCTGTTTATCACCCGTGCCCTACCCGTGCCGCTCGAGCCGATCGGCGACGGTTGGACCGTGCGCGGGCTCGCCGTGCCCTACGGCGTCGAAACGGCCGTCAGCGACGACGGCGAAACGTTCTATTTCGAGGAATTCGAGCGGGGCGCGTTCGCCCGCGACGTGTCCAAAGGGGGCTTGTGGATTAATCTCATGCTCGGGCACGCCGGCGACGACGGCGACCGGTATCTCGGCCGATGCGTCGCGCTCGAGGAATTCGACGACGGCCTGTATCCGGCATTCCGGTTGAACCGGTCGCACCCACAAGCCGAAGAAGCACGCTCGGGCGAGCTGACCGGTTGGTCGGTCGGCGCCCGCGCATACAAGTCGCGCCGGGAAACACGGGGCGGCCGCGACGTCACGATCAGGATGCAGGCCGGCCTGAATCACGTCGCCGCGACCCGGTCGCCGCAATACGCCGGCGCCGGCGTGCTCGTCGCCCGCGATCACGAAATGCTTACCCCGCCGGCAACCCCGCTGCTGGATGCCGCCCGGGCGAGACTAGACGCGCTGCGCACAGCACGCTAACCTGACCGCAACAACGCGAGCCGACACCCTGGCGACCGTCACCGGACACCCGGCCTGAGAGCCGACACCCCGGGGCGAGTGGGACCAGACACCCGGCCAAAGACTCATCATCTTTGACTGGGAGGGCCCGCTATGGGCGTTTATCTTGACCGTCTCACGTCGGAATACGACGAACTGATCGACGGCGTCGACGCCGTGCTCGAGCGTGCGGCCGCGGAAAACCGCGATCTGACCGCCGACGAAAACGCGCTGATCGAACGCGACAACACGCACGCCGCCGAGCTGCAGGCGTCGATCGAATATCACGCCGGCATCGAAGAGCAGCGCGGCCGCGTCGCGACACTGCGATCGCGTTTCGGCGGACAGCCGACCCGTGTCGAGCGGGTCGTCGTCGCCGACCGGCCGGCCGACCCCGACGCGATCATGCGCGAGGCATTCCCGACCGTCGGGCACTATCTCGTCGCCGCCGGCCGTGCCATGCGCGGCGACCGGGAAGCGCTCGAGCTGATCGAACGCGCGACCGCGCATCAGACGACCGCCGACAACCCCGGCATCATCCCCCGCCCGATCGTGCAGCCGGTCATCAACCTGATCGACGCAAACCGGCCATTCGTGCAGTCGGTCGCCCGCCGGCCGCTGACGGCGATGGCATTCGACCGGCCCGTCGTCACCCAGCATGTCGCCGTCGGCAAACAGGCGCAGGAGAAGGATCTCACCGCGTCGCAGAAATTGCTGCTCGGCAAGCTGCCCGTGGCCGCGACGACCCTCGCCGGGCACCTGAACATTTCCCGGCAGGATATCAAGTGGTCGCAGCCCGGGATCATGCAGATCGTCGCCGAGGATTTCGCGAATATCTACGCGCAGGAATCCGACGAAGATGCCGTGACGGCGTTTCTCGCGTCGCTGACGAACAACGCGAGCGTACCCGTCGCCGATTGGAACCCGGCCACGGTGCGCAAAGTGCTGTTCGACGCGGCCGCGACCCCGCTGCAGGCCGGCAAGCCGCTCGGATTCCCGGACACGTTCTGGCTGTCGGTCGACGTGTGGGCCGAGCTCGGCGGGCAGCTCAGCTCCAACGGGGTGCCGAGCTGGCCCGGGCTCGAGCCCGGCGTGATCGGCGGCACGATCGGCGGTTTCAAGGCCGTTGTCGATCCGTATTTCCCGCCGGGAACGGGCATCATCGGCCGCGGGGCGCTCGTCGAGTATTACGAAGATCTCGACGGTTTTCTCGCCGTCGACGAGCCCGACGTGCTCGGCCAGCTCGTCGGCTACGCCGGTTTCGAGGCGACCCTGAACACGGCACCCGACACGTTCAGCGTGCTCGCCCTGCCCGCCCCGGTCGCCGGCGCCGAGGATCTCGTCGCCGCGGCCCGCGACGCCGTCAAGTCGAGTAAGTGAGATGACCGACCCCACGGTCGACCCGGCGGTCGCCGGCGTCGACGCACCGCCGGATGCCGGCATGGTTCGGGCATGGCTGCAGCTCCCGGCGTCGAGCGTCGACGACGATCAGCTCGAGCTGCTGCTGCAGGCCGAGCTGACCGCGCAGGCGCAGGCGTGCCGGGTCGACCCGTGGGCGGCCGATCTCACATTCGCGATCTACCGGCGCGTCGGCCGTGCGGCCGCCGCGACCGGCGCCCCGCTCGGCGTCGTCGTCGGTAACGATTTCGGCAGCGCGACGCTGCCGCGATGGGACGCCGAGATCGAACGATACGAACGGCCCTACCGGATCATGGTGCTCGGGTGACCCGGCTCACAGATACCCGCGTCGAGATCGCGGCCGCACTCTCGAGTGTCGCCGGCGTGACCGGCACCCCCTACCCGCCCCGCACGATCGCGCGGGGCATGGGGTGGCCGGAATGGTCATATTCCGAACCGTCGACCTATCAGGGCGATCAGGCGACGTGGCTCGTGCATGTCGTGCTGCCGGCCGGCACCCCCGAGTCGGTCGCGATCGCCGCCGACGAGCTGATCGAAGAGATCACGGCAGCCCTTGACGAGATCGCTGCCGTGACCCGATACGAACCGTCGTCGTTCATTCCCGAGGCGGGCGGCGATCAAACGCTGCCCGCGATCACGTACACACTTACGACCGTCTGAGAGGGGCGGAAACAATGGTTAACGATTCGAGACTGCTGAGGGGCACGCTGACGTTTGGCCCGACGCTGACGCCGACGTCGGCCGAGGCGCAGACGACAAACCTGATCGTCGAGCAACAGGACGGCGATTCCGAGGATCAGGCCTACGTGCTGTCAGGTGACACGATCGGCGGCGAAACGACCCCGGGCCCGTGGCACATGACCGGCACCGCGATTCAGGATTTCGACGCATCCCCGTCGCTGCAGGAATGGTCCTATACGAACCGGGGCACGTGGCAGGAATTCACGTTCACCCCGAACGACAACACGACCGCGCCGACGATCACCGGCGAAGTCTACGTCAAGTTTCTCGGGCTCGGCGGCGACGTCAAAGTGCGGATCACGCGCGATTTCGACTGGAGCGTGCGCGGCCCGGCCGGCGCATCCGAACCGGATTTCGGCACCTGGGGGGCGGCACCGCTGGCCGCGGCCGCCGCGCCGAGCAAATCCGGGGCGACTGGCGAATAACCCCGGGCCGCGCGCGACCATGTCGACACAGAACGCCGGCTACTACGTGGTCGGGCTGCGCGAGCTGAGATCAGCACTCTCAGCCGCGCAGCTCGACACGGCCGACCTGAGAACGGCAAACGCGCGCGTGTCGGCATTCGTCGCCGACGTCGCCCGGGGGCTCGCCCCGGTCGGCGACACGGGGAACCTGCAGGGCACCGTGCGCGGCACGCGGCAGGTAGGTCGGGCGGTCGTGCGGGCCGGCAGCGCGGCCGTGCCCTACGCCGGCAATAACCATTACGGCTGGCCGGGCCGCCCCAATCCCCGCAAAGGGTGGCGGGGCGGGTCGTTTCGCGGGTCGTTTTTCATCGTCGACGCCGCGCAGCGATCCGAGCAGATATGGCTCGAGTTCTACGTCGACGACCTGCAGAAAATCATCGATCGGATTGGGGCGGCGACGCCGGCAACGAAATGAACACATTCATCACCCCTGACGTGACCGGGCCCGACGACGACGTCGTCGACGAGCCGGCCGGCTACGGCGACCCGCTGCCCGGGCTCGACGACGTGACATGGCCCGTGACGGCACCCGAGAACGTGACAGCGTCCCGTGACAGCGTCCCGTCACGTGACGCTGTCACCCCCGACGAGCCGGGCGACGACGTCGTCGACCCGGTCGACGTCGACACGCTGGCCGACGAGCTGCGCGCAGCGCTGACGAGCCGGCAGATCATGCAATTCGAGCTGTCCGCCGGCATCACCCTCGACGAGCTGACCCGCACGCAGGCCGGCCAGCTCGTGTTTATGGTCTGGGCGTCCCGGCTGCACGGCGATCACCCGTTGTCGATCGATCAGGCATTCGCGATCCCATTCGACGATCTCGCGACGCTCGTGCTCGAGCTGGCCCGACGCCGCCCAAAAGTGATTGGCGCCGGCGGGCCCTCGCCGACGCACACCGCGACCGGCTCGCCGATCTCGCCGTTATCGGGCTCGCCTATCACGTAACCGTCGACGTGATCGAAAACCTGCCGCTGGATCGGCTGCAGGCAATGATGACGGCGATCGATCGCACACATACAGCCGAGGGGGGGTGACCATATGGGCAGGCCGGCGAATCTCGTCGTCAACATTCTCGGGAATAATTCGGATCTCGCGAAAGCACTAGGGTCGTCCGATAGCGCGCTCGGCAAATTCGGCGCCGGCGCGAACGCCGTCATGACCGGGATCGCAACGAAATGGACCGCGGCCGCGACCGCCGGCGGCATATTCGTCGCGAGCGTGTTTAAATCAGGCGTCGCATACAACCAATTGAATCAGACCGCCACGGCCGCGTTTAAAACGATTCTCGGGTCGGCGGATGCGGCCGCGGCAATGATGGATCAGATCACCGCGTTTAGCAAGAAATCGCCGTTTCCGAAACAGGCGTTTATCGAAGCGACGCAGCAGATGCTCGGATTCGGGATCGCGTCGAGCAAAGTGATCCCGTATCTCGGCGCGATTCAGGATGCCGTCGCGGCGACCGGCGGGTCGGCGCAGCAGATCAAAGAGATTTCGCTCATCATGTCGCAGATCTCGGCGGCCGGGAAAATCACCGGTCAGGATCTCATGCAATTCGCGCAGCGCGGGATCGATGCGGCGTCGCTGATCGGCTCGCAGATGGGCATGACCGGCGCGCAGATCAAAGATGCGATCAGTAAGGGATCGCTGGATGCCGGCACGGCGCTCGACGCGCTGGCCGCCGGCATGGAAACACGATTCGCGCACGCCGCCGACAACGTCAAACAGACATGGGCCGGCGCGACCGACCGGATCAAAGGGGCGATGCGGGATATCGGGTCGGCCCTCGCCGAGCCATTTGTGTCGAAATCCGGCGGGGGCATGGCTGTCACGTGGGCGAATCAGATCGCCGATATCCTGCGCACCCTCGAGCCGTTGATATCCGGGCTCGTGTCGAAATTTACGGGCGCGTTCGCCGGCGGGCTCGGCGGGATCGGCGGCATTCTCGACGCCGTGCTCGGCAAGCTCAAAGGGGTGAACGTCGATCAGCTCACCGCGGGGATCTCCAATCTCGCGCCGGCCCTCGCGACGATCACCGGCGCGTTCGCTGCCATGTCGACAGGCGCGCTTAAAGGTATCCCGCTGATCGGCGAGCTGCTGGGCGGGCTGTCCGGGCCGATCGGCATCGTGATCGCCGCGATCGCCGGGCTCGTCGCGACGTCGCCCGAGCTGCAGGCTGTTTTCGGCGGCGTCATGCAACAGGCGCTGAAAGCGCTCGCCCCGCTGCTGCCCGTGCTGTCGACCGCGCTCGGCGCGATCACGACCGCCCTGTCGAGCGTCGTCGAAGCGGCCGCCCCGCTGATCGCCGTTTTCGCCGGCGCCCTCTCGACAGTGCTGCAGGCGCTCGTGCCGCTGATCGCGCAGCTCGCGCAGGCCGTGCTGCCGATCGTCGCGACCGTAATAACAATGCTCGTGCCCATTGTCACGCAATTGGTCGACGCATTTATGCCGCTATTGCCCGTAATTACCGATCTCATTACCCAATTGCTGCCGCCCCTCGCGACAGTGGTGCTATTGGTCATTGGCGCCATTCAGCCACTATTGCCCATTGTCGTGCAATTGGCGAAGATTATCGTAAATCTATTGGTCACGGCAATTACGCCACTAATCCCGGCATTTGTGCAGATCATTAAGGCTGTTATTCCCATTCTGCCGCCCATTGCACAATTGATCGCGCTTATCGCCGCGCTGCTCGGCCCGATTCTTAATCTGATCGCCCCGCTGCTGCAGCTCGCCGGCCCGCTGCTCGGCGGGCTGCTCACGATCACGTCGAAATTGATTTCGGGGGCGCTCGGCATGCTCGCCCCTATCTTTAACGCGATCGCCGACGCGATCGCCGGCGTCGTCAAATGGTTGTCGAAAATTCAGTGGCCGCAACCGCCGAAATGGCTATCGGATCTGACCGGGGGCGGAAAATCGACGTTCGCCGTGTCGTCGACGTCGTCGACATTCGCCGCCGGCACCCTGTCGCCGGCCGTCTATGCGGCCGCCGGGTATCGCAGCGCGGCCGCGCCGAGGATCGCCGCGCCGTCACCTATTCAGATCACGGTGCAGGCGCCATTCGGGGGCGGCGACGCGATCGCCCGCGCGATCCGGGCCGAGCTGCAGGGGCTCGCCCGGCGTGAGCGTGGCGTGATTCTCGGCGGGCAGGTGAGCTACCCGTGAGTGCGGCCGCGGTCACGGTGCTCGTCGACGGGGTGCCCGTCGCCGATAGCTCGACGAGCTTTCACGCCGGCGATCTGGTCGTCATGATGGGACTCGGGATCGACTGGGGGCGGCAGACGGTTGTCGATCAGCCCGACGCCGATAGTGCGTCGCTGCAGATCGCGCAGCGGGGCGGGCATGACCTGATCGCGCAGCTCGCCGCCGGCCGGGCGCTCGAGATCCGGGCCGCCGGCATGGAACATATCGACCCGAGCCTGCCGACGATCACAGACGGGGGTTTCGAGGCGACCGCGGTCGGCTCGAAACCGGCGAACGTGATCGCGCAGAACGCGGCCGCGACCGTCACGGCCGCGCGGGCGTCGACCGGCGCGCAGTCTCTCGCCCTGTCGATTACCGACACCGCGGCCGAGGGTGCCGTCGTCGTCGCGCCGGCCGCGATCGACACGCAAAATCCGGCCGCGTGGGATCACATACCCCATACCGACGCCGATCTCGGGCTGCCGTGGCCAATCACGGTCGCCGTGTGGGCGCCGTTGTCGGCCGTGTGCACGCTGCAGGCCCTCGCATTCTTCTCGCCGGCGGGTGCGTCGTCGGTTGACGGGCCCGTGCAGCACATCGTCGGCACGGGCGGCTGGCAGACGGTGTCATGGCAATTGTTCCCGTCGACGTCGGATCGGTGGGTCGGGGTGCGGGTCGCGATCACCGCGCCGGCATGGCAGCAGATCCCGGGCACGTGGGCGGGCACCCCGGGCACGTGGGCCGACTATCGGGGCGGCAACGTCGACGACGTGGCCGTAACCGCCCCATCGGGCGAGATCGTGCGCACGGTCGTCGCATTCGCCGGCCGGATCACCGATCTCGAGGCGCATTACGACGTCGGGCTCGAGGGCGGCACGCTCGTCGCCGACGTGACCGCCCGCGGATTCCCGGCCGACCTGCAGAACGATCGCATCGGCGATCAGCCCTGGCAGGTGGAACCGCTCGCCGACCGGGTGAACCGGATACTGACCCTCGCCGGCGGCGACGTCACCGCGATTATCGACCCGACGATCGCCACGATCCCGGTTACCTATCGCGACGTCGACGCGCAGCCGGCGGCCGGGCTCGTCGCCGAGCTGGCCGCATCGGCGGCCGCCGTCGCATGGCCGGCCGTGCACGCGACCCACGGGCCCTATTACTGGCTCGAAGATCCCGACAACCGCTCGGCGCTATTCGTGCTGTATCAAGATCCCGACACGGGGCTCGTGCAGGTGATCCCGGCGTCAACCGCGGCCGACGCGATCGTGCTCGACGCGGCGAACGTGCTGCTATCCCCGCTGCGATGGGTGCAATCGGTCGCCGATATCGGCACCCGTGCCGACGTCACATGGCTCGAGCAGACCGTCGACGATCAGGGCAAACCGGCCCCGACTGAGCGGCATTATCTCGTCGTCGACGCGCAGCTCGAGGCCGAGTACGGCACCCGCGGGATTTCGTTGTCGACGCAGCTACAGGCCGAATCTGACGCGGCCGACGTCGCGGCCCGGCTGCTGGCCCGGGTCGGCGATAGTGCATGGCGACTGTCGGGCGTCGAATGGGATCAGGGTTTCGAGGCGGTCGTCGACGCCGGCGAAACGAAAACGACACTGGATCTGCTCGACGGCACGGTGCGGATCGGGCACCCGCTGCGAATCGACAATATCCCCAATTGGGCACCCCTGCCGCCGGGGCTCGTCGGCTACATAGAGGGCGGGCATTACGAATACCGGCACGCCGTGACCGACGGCGCAAACGCCGGCGCATGGTCGCTCGCCCTCACCCTGTCACCCGGGCTCGGGCTCGGCGGGTCGGTCCCGTGGGTCGATCTGGATAACACATGGTCATGGAACGAATTTGATTCGGACGTGAGCTGGTCCGATCTCATCGGCGTTACAACGGAGGGATAGAAAACAGTGCCTAGCACAACCCCGGGCGGATTGCCCTACCCGCTGCCAACAGAACCGGTAGCGGCCGGCGCCGATGCGATTAAGAATCTCGCCCTCGCGATCGAATTTATCGGCACATCGGCGAACCGTGACGCGAAACACGGCGTGCCTGCAGACGCCGCATCACAGGCGGCACTCGCCAATAAGCGTATTCAGTGGTGGAATACACAATTTGGCTGGTTTGAGTCCTATTACGCGGCCGCCGGCACGGCCGGGCTGACCGTGCCCGGGCTCGAATACGGTGCGGCCGGTTGGTATCCGGTCGCCGGCAACCTGCCGCGAATCGATATGATAAGTAACGGCGTCCAATCGCTCGCACCCGGCGCGACCTATACCCTTTGGACGCCGGTCCCGAGCACCTATGGCTGGCGGAATACGACCGATCTCTCGTTTAATTCGTCGACGGGTCGCGTCACGGTCGGCCGTGCCGGGCGTTATCGCATATTCATGAATCTGCAGGGCGGCACGACGGCACAATCGAATGCGGCGATCGCATACCTGGTCGCCGATGAGGGCACGTCGACGCCGCTCGCACTCGGCAAGTATCAGACCGATGCGTCATACGGATCGGTCGGGCCCGTTATGGCGAGCGACGTGCCGCTCGGCGCCGGGCAAACGCTGCGTTGGCTGTACGCCGCCGGCCCAAACCCGTTTGCATTCGGCGCGAATCCGGCGGGCGGCCGCGCGAGCGGCGAATTCTCAGTGCAATATCTCGGGCCCGGGCTCGTCGCGAGCTGAAACACGAAAAGAGGAGAGAACGAATGTCTTACAGCACGATTGCAGAAATCGCATACGACTCGGCGCTGTTTAACCGATGCGTGGCGGCCGCGGCCGAGGAAACGAAAACTAAGCCGTATGAATCGTGGGTATCCGATCACAGATGGGATCTCGCGTCTAGCCCCGGTTGGGCGCCGGCGTGGGAATCGGCCGTCGCTGCCGGGAACCCGTCGCCCGGCAATGACCCGTCGGTCATTACGGATGAAATGATTCTGGCCGCTGTGCAGCCGATGCCGTAAGGGGTGAGATCACGTGCCCTATATTGCACCCGTCGACGCGCCGATCTCGTCGTCATGGCAGGATCATAAGGATCGTAAACCGCCGTCGTCCGAGCCGGGCACAGATTATGCATGCGGATACGGCACGACGATCCTCGCCGCGGCCGCCGGCGTCGTCGTCGACCTGAAAACAACGAATGGCGCGGCGACCGGTCGATATCTGACACTCGCACTCGACGACGGCAATACGGTCCGGTATCTGCATTTGGCGAGCGTGTGGGTAAGCGTCGGGCAGCGAATCAGTCAAGGGCAGGGAATCGCCGCATCGGGCGCGTCGGCGAATGGTAACGATTGGGGAACCGGCGCCCATGTTCACACGACATTATGGATCGGGCCCGCATGGGTAACGCCGACCGTCGACTTTACGCTCTATGTTTTGGAGGATGACGTGCCACTCTCGGGCAATGATCGACAGTTCATCAAAGATTCAATTTTTGAGTTCTACCGGGATACGACGTCGCCGCCGCCCGGGCATGACGACTGGCCGTTTTTCCGGCATGCTGTCTGGGCGCAGCCGATCGCCGCGCAGAATGCCGACGGCACCCTCGAGCGGGATGACGCCGGCAATCAGATCCGGTTTTCTGCAGACGGTTTCATGGCGTCGACGAACGCGCTATCGCACGCAATCCGCGACGACGTCGACGCGCTCGAGCCGGGCCCGCCGACCCCGCCGACCCGTGACCTATCGCGCTGGCTGCTGGCGGGCGTGTCGCTGCTCGTCGCGATCAGCGGAATCGATCTCGCCGTGCTCGTCGATCTCGTCGTGAATCGGTAACGACCGGGGGTGACGGCATGGGCGCGCATCCGAGCACGGCGTCGATACAGCCGCTCGAGCAGCGTTATCTGCTCGAGCTGCGGCTGCTCGACGGCGACGTCGTCGCGTTCGCCGGCGCGCTCGGGCAGCCGGCCGGCGTGCGCGTCGAGATCACCCCGTCGACGTGGGAACGCATGGGGCATCCCGTGCAGCTCGAGCTGCGCGTCGTCGTGCCGTCGTCGAGCATGGCCGGCAGCTCGTCGCGGCTGTACTGGATGCCGATCACGACGTATGACGGCATCCATGCCATGTTTCGGCCGCGGGAAACGGCCTACCCGGCCGTGCGGGTGCCGGCGGGGATCTGGGCGCGGCTGACACAGCCGCACGTGATCGCCGTGCAGCTACGCGCGACCCCTCGAGCGGTCGGGGCGGGGTGAGCAGCCATGCCGGCGCGCTGGGCGCGGGAATGCCGGCCGGGCAAGCGGCACAGGTACGACCCGGTATCCGGTTGGTGCGTGCATGGCTGCGGGAATCGTGACGACGGGCGGGTCGTGACCCGGGGCGGCGACGTCGTCACCCGGCCGGCCGTGCCCGTCGACGACGGGGTGATAGAGGGGATCGAATGATGAGAGCCATTCTCGAGCAGCGATCGCCGGCGGCCGTCGACGACGTCGTCGCGTGCATCGGCTGCGGCCGGCCGGCCCGCCGGCGGATCTCGACGCGCTGCTGCAGCACGGCCGTCGACGTGTGTCTGCCGTGCTGCCGGCGGGTGCAGCTCGAGCTGCACAGGCTGCTCGCGACGCATGACGTGCTCGCGTGCGCATTCTGTGCTGCCGAGTACGGCGCCGGCGCCGGCGTGCGCGAAGTGCTGCAGGTCGGGCGGCAATGATGACGCGCCGGCCGGATTGGGCGCGTCGTGACCCGCGTCCCTACGTGCTCGCATCGGTCGTCGGTATGGTCGCCGCGGCCGTGATCGCCGGCACGTGTCTCGTGCTGCTGCTGACGGCCCGGGGGCTGCTGTGAAAACGGCCCCACACTGTGAGCGGCCCTGTGCGGCCGCTAGACGCTGTCCCCCGGCGTTTAGCGGTCCTACTATCACCCGACCCGGTTTCGTGCGGCACAGGGCATCCTGTGACGTCGATTTCCGCGGGCCCGGCTCGTCGAGATCTGGATTCGTCGACACGCCGCCGGAAACACCTAGGGCGGCCGATTGGCCGCCCTAGGTTGGATTTCAGCACGAAAACCTAGGGGTAAGCGTAACAGACCCGACAGACATACGCCGAGCGATGAAAGCGACGACACGCCGACGGATCGCCGAGAGAACAACTCGCAAAAACTCACACTGGCTCACACAAGCCCGGCCACGATCCCGCCCATTAGGGCGGGTAGCCCCGGGGGCCGGGTGACTGACCGTTAGAGGGCGATCAGATAACCCTCCCCTCGAGCCGGCATTGCTGACCGGCCGGCAGGGGCCGAGTGACGGAAGCGCGACCCGCACGGGCGTCTATGTCGCTATCACCTCTTTAATCAGGGGGCTGCCGCTCACATATCCCGACGTCGGCAGGCTCGCCCTGCCGGGGCTATACCGATATACCGACCGATGCTATACCGGCGTGCACTCCCTCCCCTGTGGGGGGGGAGCGGCCCTCTGCCCTCCCTCCGCTACCCGGCATGCACAACGGGACGGTATACATAAGCGGCCGCCGGCGCCCGACGTTACGATCCGAGGGTGATTACCGACCCCGCCCGCGTCGTCGCAAAGCTGAGATACCCGATGCCGGCCGCCGGCATGCGAGATCTCGTGCGGGCGCTGCAGCGTCTATACGGGCCCGGGCTCGTGATCCTCACAGACGGCCCGCTATGGGAACACGGCTGGATGCTGATAGCGACCCCCGACCCGACCGCGGGTGACATGGCACGTGACGACGGGTGACAGTGTGACGTCACGTGACGTAGGGTTGTCACATGACAGATACACCTAATGACACCCCTGCACAGCTCGTCACGTTCGCCGGATTTCTTGACCTGCGATCGCGAGCCGGCCGGCCGATCAGTGACCGGACGCTGAAACGCTGGCTAGCCGACGGCATCCCGGGGGCGATGAAGCTCGACGGGGCATGGCTGATCCCGGCCGATTACGAACGACCCGATCAGCCGGCCCGCGGGCCCGTGCCGACCCCGTCGACGGCCGTCGAACGCTCGTCGAGCGGCATGCTGCAGCAGCGGCCGCCGATCTCGCAGCTCGTCGACACGCTGCCCGGTTTCGTGCCGCTCGAGATCGCCGCCGAGGCGCTGGGCATCAGTGTGCACGCGATCCGGCGGCACCGCGACGAATTCGGCCTGCAGCCGCTCGGCGAGCACGGCGCGCTCGTCATGCCGCGACGCGAGATCAAAGCGATCCTAGGATGACCGGCGACGACGTCGAGCCACTGACGCAGGCCGAGATCAACAGGCTCGAGGATGCCGAGTATCAGGCCGAGCATGACATGCAGGATGCCGCCGACCTGATCGCCGACGTGCTCGACGAGATCCGGCGCACGGATGCGCCGGCATTCGCCGCGATCGTCGCGATCGCCGCGGCCGCCGGCTGCAGCGGGCTCGACGACGTGCTCGCCGAGTACGACGTCGCGCGGGCCGCGAAACGCACCGCCCGTAACCGGCTGGCCGATGCCGGCGTGTGGTGAGATACCGGATGCCGGCCCGTTAAGTCAAGAGCTTGCATCATTGCATCGTTTCGTTTCCAAAGGATGCGGCGATTCGATATATCGGCGCTATGGTCGATACCGATGCACGGCACGGCGCACATGGGGACAGGGGCGACGCTCGAGCACAGCGCGAGCGTCGCCCCGCCATGTCTGCTGCCGGCATCCCGAGATCTCGAGGCGACCCGAAATCCTCGCTGCAGCCCCGCCCGCCACGTATAACAGGCGTCCCAATCGTGTCAACCGTGGCGGGCGGGTCCGTCCCAAACTGTAGCCGCTGCAAGCGGCCGCACCTAGACACGCTGCCCTGTTGGGTCGGCAATTACCGTAAGCGGATATGCGAACAGGCATATCGCACGCACGGGCGGCACTGTTGGCAATGCCGGCGCGAGGGCATCACGACCCGCGCGACACAGATCGATCACGTGATCCCGCGCGCACTGGGCGGCACTGACGACATGCGGAATTTACAACCCCTGTGCCAGACGCACAACGGGATCAAAGGCGCGAAAATCACGTCGCCCTACGGCGACGACGCTACGATCGCCGGTAACGGGCGTCCCATATCGCCCCGTTTCCGATGAATCTGAGAGGGCATCCCCCATGCGTGTTGAAACAGTCGACGTCACCCCCGAGCAAGCGCGAGCATGGCTAGACGCGGCATCCGAACAGATCCGGCAGCGACACCCGACCGCGAACCGGGTATCGGCCTACGCGCACGCAATGGAGCGCGGGCAATGGCGCGTCACTCATCAGGCGATCGCGATAGCCGACGACGGGGTGCTGATCGATGGGCAGCACAGGCTGCTCGCCGTGATCCGGTCGCACATGCCGGCCGTGCGGATGTCGGTCGCGTTCGACGTGCCGCGCGACACGTTCGACACGATCGATTCGGGGCTGACCCGCTCGACGGCGAGCGTGCTGCACATCGGCGGGATCGCCGACGCGAACGTGACCGCTGCCGCGGCCCGGCTGACGCTCGTCTATGGCGAGATCGCCGGCAGCCGGCGGTTACCGTCGGCAGAAGTGCGGCAACTGTTCACGACCCGCGACGTAATCGATTTCGTAACCGGCGAGCGGGGCGAGATCATGCGGCAGGTGATCCCGAAAGCGCGGGCGATCGCGGCCGCGCTCGGGCGCAACGGGATGCGGTCATGGATGACAAGCGGGCTCACACTGATCCTCGAGTCGCAGCCCGGCGACGGCCTATTCGACGATTTCGTCGAGCGGTTCGAGTCGGGCGCCGGCCTATCGGTCGGCGCACCGCTGCTCACCCTGCGGCGTTGGCTGCTGTCCGAAAGTGGCTACCCGGCGACGACGAATGCCTACCGGGGTGCGATCGGCGCGGCCGCGCTGATTAAGACATGGAACGCATGGACTGACGGCGTCGAGCTGCGGCAGATCCGGTTTCGCCCCGGGAAGGAAACATGGCCGGCGGTCGGCGACGCGCCGACCCTCGACATTCCCGCCGGCGTCGACGACGTCGCCCCGGCCGTCGCATAAACCCCCCCATCCCCCCGACGAGAAACAGGCATACAGGCAATGGCAACTATCACGGTTCGCACTGACGATATCGACGGCACCCCCGACGCGCGACAGGTCGATTTCGCGCTCGACGGCACGGCATACGCGATCGATCTCGCACCCGACAACGAGCAGCAGCTACGCGATGCGCTCGCCCCGTATCTCGACGCCGCCCGGCGGATCTCGCCGGCACGGCCGTCGTCGACGAGATCCCGTCGACGGGCGTCGACACCCGAGGCCATACAGCGTCGCGAGATTCGCGAATGGGCGATCGCCGAGGGGCACATGACCGAATCGGCCCGCGGCCGGATGCCGGCGCACGTCGTCGACCTGTGGCACGAAACGCACGCATGACACGTGACACGGCACCCGCCGACACCGCCACGTGTGACGCCGTGCTGCGGCTCGGGCCCGGCATCCCCTGCCAGCTCGAGGCCGAGCACGCCGGCGCCCATGTCTACCTGTCCCCCGGCACCCGGATTAGCTGGGCGCAGGGATTCGACGCCGAGCTGCGGCTGCAGGTCGACGCACCCGGGCCCGAATAGCACGTGACGTCACCCCGTCACGTGACGGGGTGACGTCACCTGACAGCGGCACGGGCCGGCACCCCCCGGTTGGCCCGTGCCGCTGTCAGGTGACGTCACCCGAGGCGGCCGCGCTGCGGCACCCTCGAGAGATACCACACACCCGGGCGTGTGCCGAGCGCTGCCTGAAACGCGATCGTGAGCTGCCGCGCGAGCGGGCCGGGCAGCCGATCCCGCACGCTGTACCAGGGCACCGCGTCGACGGGCTCGTCGACGACGAACCGGGCAGCCATGCGATCGCACGTGACGAGCTGCCGGGATGCGAGGCCGAGGGCGGCCGCCGTGGGCGCCGGCTCGAGACTCAGCCACACGACCCCGTAGCCGAGCAGCGGGTGCACCCGCGGCACGATCACCCCGCCGTCGCCGAGGATGCCGGCGGCCGCGTGCTCACAGGTGAAGTGATAAAGGATCACGGGGCGCAGCCTAGCGCTGCGCGACGCTCGAGCCGGCTAGCATGGTGCCCTCGCACGGTCGATCCCTCACCGCCCGCCGGGCGGCCGCGGCCGTCGAGAACGCCGAGCCGGTCGTGCACGATACAGCCGTGCGCGGCCGGCTCGACGCACGTGCTCGAGCAGTGAGCGATAGGTGTGCTCGCCGAGCGACGCGACGCGATCGACAGTGCTCGAGCAGCGTGCGAAAAACGTGCGCGAGATCCCGCGCGCGTTTTTTGACGCAGGGCCGGCCCGGCGGACACCCCGCGCCGGGCCCGTTTTTACCCGATCAG